AGACCATCCCATGTTTTTCAATGCGAAGATCTTACCGCTCTGATTGCCGGATTGCTCGGAAACCGCCTTGGCCAAGTAGTCCTCAATGACCAGCTTTGCCGATGCGATTATATCTGAAAATTCGTCCCGGTTGCCGTAATTGGTCAGGCTGGATCTGCTCTTAAAACCAAGGGCCCGGGCAAGTCCGGGCGTTGTCGGCGCCTCCACCCATCTGTATGCGGTTTTCCCGGTTTCCGGATCTACCACAGCTGCATAGCACCGGGCAAAGTATTTATCTATGGCTTCTATCAGCTGCTCCCGGGTTTCGTATTTGCGTTTTACCCCGGGTCCAGGGCGGCCGCCTTTTTGGAAATAACCGCTCATGAATAGTTCTTCAGGAGGAGGAGCCGGCACAGCGGATTGTGGCAGCTCTTCCGTGGTGATAGTCTCTACGTCCGGGGGTGGAGGTCCTGGCAGGATCTCACACTCTCCCCCGTCTATAACTTCGATTTCCTCTTCTTTCAAATCTACACCCCCTATTTCAGCCCGAGGATGATTTTTGCTATTCGCCGGCATTCCTCGCACTCACATTTCATAATGTCATAGGGAATCTGCTTCCAGAGCTCCCGGGACTTCTGCCGGCATTTCTCATCCAACACGGCCATATTATAGTCCTTCATCAGAAGCGCCTTTTCCCTTTTGGCCTGGTCTTTGTCCAGGATGCCTTGCCGGTACTGCCAATACAAACCCCGCAGGGATATGTATAAGGCCCGGGCCGGAGCGTCCAGCCCTTCAGGAAGCGTCAGCCCATTGGCAGCTGCGTGTTCCAACTCTTCTGTCCACATCGATCTCCCCTCCCCTCACAGCAACTCCACCGGATTTGCCTTTTCCGGTACCTTATCCCGGACATAACAAATCTGTGTGCCGTATTTTCCGCAGCGGAATCTTCTGCTCGGGTGAAGAGACCAACCCCGAATGATTTTCTTGTTGCGCATGATTTCGTGGAGCTCGTTACTTGTTCGCCGTGTCGGCTTGCCAAGTTCCCCAAGGGCTTGCTCATAAATCATTGGTACGCAAACAAGATCCTCGGAGCAATTATCTAACCATTCCTGGATAATTCCTTCTCGGCTGTCCTCTTCCTGGTAGCTTTCCCGGCGCTCTTCCGCTTCGATCTCCATATCTCTATCGAGCGTCAAAGAATATTCTCCGGCCTTGTAAATGCTGATTGCTTCAGCCCAGAGCTGTTCAAAGTCCTCCTGGCAAGCCTTATCGAAAAGGCTCCGCTTTGCCTTATGCAAGCCTACCTCTATTGGAAGGAAGCGCCGGGAACCGGATTTGTCCGAAAGGAAGGCGTGGCTATTTGTGCTGCCGGCCATGACGCACATCCTCGGCCGTTGTTCCTCGTATCGGGCATAAGGCGCACGGTACACATCAAAAGTAGCCGTGATAAAGGCTTTGATGGTTTCAAGGTCGCTGGTGCGTTTGAGAGCGGACAATTCCGACAGTTCAATGATGAAGCGGCCGGACAGCTGCTCCACTATGCGGCTTTTGTCTGCGCTCATGGTGCTCAGACCGTCATTAAACCATTCCGGCTTGATAGCCAGACGGGAAAGGAAGGTAGATTTCCCGCAGCCTTGCGGACCGGAGAAGATCATACAATAATCGAACTTTGTGCCGGGGCGATAGATCCGGGCAACAGCGCCCAGAAGAAACACCCGTAACACCGCCGAATTGTACTCTGTCATTTCTGCTCCCAGATAGTCAGGAAGCATGGTGTCAATGCGGGATTTTCCGTCCCATTCCAGGGAATCGAAGTACTCCCGGACCGGGTTAATGGTATTAAGGCTCTGGGCAATCTGAATAGCATCGTCCAGATCATCCTTGCCCTTCAGCTTGTAATTGACCCACATCCAGCGCCGCAGCCAGGCATCGTCACTGTCTGTCCACGCACGGTCTACGGGCTCCGGCTCCCATGGGACATATCCCCGGACCCAGCGCCGGTAAGCAATTTCGTTGTAGCAGATGGCGCCTCTTATCCGCTCATCACGCTCCAGAACCCGGCAAAAGTTCTCACTTGCTTTTAAGGGGCCTCTCTCCCCCATCTCCAAAACAATATTGTTACTAACTTCATTTGCTGATCGTTGGTTAATAGGTACCAACACCTTGACCACATCCTCGCCTGGGTTTAACAGGCATTTTTTGTTCTTGCTGGTGTCGCTCAACGTGTTTTTGGTACTGATTGCTATATGTATCTGTTACGCCATCGATAGCCCGCTGGATGGTAAGGGCACCGTAAGTACTGCCGGCTGTCGGCCGGTCCCATTTTTCCCTCATCATTCCAGAAGAGCGGAAGATTCGGTCAATTTGGTTTGGATCCTTGCTGCACCAGAAAGCAAGCATATTGCAAAGGGCCAAATCTCCGGCGCTCTGATCCGGCTCGTTTGTGGTAGAACTCAAATAATCTGAGTAATTCCCATCCATCAGCCGCTCAAATAAGGCACCGTTTTTCGCTCTCTTGGCTTTCTTAATGATTGTTTCATCGTCCAGGCGTATAAGAATGCCGGGGCTCTGGATAGCCGGCTTAGAAATTCGGTCTTGCGGAACATTCCGGCGCATGAATCGCTCCAGAATGCGGTGGATCTCCTCCGTCCGGGTGTTTATCCCGATGGACTCAGGAGCATTCCCAGTCACAGTCACGAATTTATTAGTTACGCCGGCTGCGTAGATCTCCAGCCCCAGCTTTTGATTATTTATGTAATAACGGCCCTTGTCATATTTTAGACCAGGAGCCTTAAAGAGAATGCGAACGCCGTTGCCAGACGGGCTCACTTCCCAATATGAATTCATTTCGTTGATGATTTCCTCTGCCAAAGCGGAGAAAACACCGTTTTCTATGCAATTGTCGATGTCAACAGCGCAGACATCATCAAAAATCCCAATGCCCAAGCCGTCATATTGCTCCATATCCAGAGCAAATGCAGCTTGTTCGAACCGGCCGAAAGTACTCCGGTCATTTGACCGAGCCGCTTTACCGGTTAAAGGGCTAAAAGGTATTTTTGTCGGCTTGTCCTGCCCGTCACGCTTCACGTAACGCCAGCAGCACCACAGCCCAGAAGATTTCAATTGTTGCGGAATGTTTTGAATCTGAATACCCAAGACGATAGCTCCTCTCTTTTCTCTGAAGATCCTTACTCTAATACCCGGAACGCATCTGTTTCCGGATGGCGTGTTCCGAAATCTTTGGGGGCTTTGGTTGCCAATTCGCAGCCTCCATCACGGTTACCTAGTGGACACTGACGGCAGGTGCTTTGATCTTCACAAATTGATTTGATAAGCTCCAGCGCATCATACAGTTTGTCATAGTCAATCTTTTTCATCTGGATCAGCTCCCTTCGATAAACTTCACCGCTTCATCGGCCGACCGAGCTACACAGCAGCGGAAGCCATATTCCCGCATCAATGCCATGAAACGCTCTTGCTTTTCAGTGGTCCGACCAGTGGGTGTTTTGACTTCGATGAAAGAAAGTTTCCCATCGGGAGATAGGTGGATCAAGTCAGGGAAAGCCCTCTGGCAATAGCCTTACGCTTCGAGGGCGCTTCAAAATATAATCCCCGTGATAGCTGCACCAGGTTCTTTCGCCGGCATACACGCTGCCGGCATTGGTGCGCAGAATAATCCCGGGAAGTTTTGAAACTGCGAGCCGGATTTCATCTTGGATTCTGTGTTCACTTTTTCGCATATTCTTCCCCTCCAATTTAACATGAAAACGAACAGGTGTTTCGAGGTAAAGTTATCCATGTATGGAATATCCACGGTGCCGGGCACGGATTTTGGCCCAGGCAAGGGAATAGCCGTTTGCATCGGCAATGGCCACGAAATCCTGATAGCTCCGGGCTTTCCGGATGTCCTTCTTCAGCTTTTCTTTCCTCTTTCTCTCCGCTTCGGCTTTTTCCTGATTGATCCGCTCCAGCTCCACTTCCTCTACCCTTTTGATTTCCCGGGGCTTCAGCTCGTATTGCTGCCCACAAAATGGGCAAGCGGAGCTGTTTGCTCCCTTGTTTTCAAAAGTCTTGAAGCAAAAGCCACAGGATCGCAGGGAAAGCGTTCCGTCCGGCCGGTACTCGCTGAACGGCTTTATATCAGCTGTAAGACTGTATTCCCGGTCAGAATCCGGAAAACCGTGCCGGGTGAAATTGCCGACCATATCCAGGATAACCGCTCGTTTGTCGGGATCCTCGGGATCTGCTCTCAGTGCCCGGGACGATTGCTGCACATAAAGCGCAAGGGAATTTGTCGGCCGGAGCAAAAGACAGGCACTTATCGCTGGAATATCCAATCCTTCAGAAAGGATATTGCAGCTGGAAAGAATGAGAATTTCACCGGCTCGGAACTTGCGCATAATCGCTGCCCGTTCTGCTGAAGGAATGGATCCATCCAAGCTGGCCGAAGGAATACCCGCAGCATTGAACATATCCGCTACCTCCCGGCTATGACGGACGGAAACACAATAAGCAATCGTTCTCCGGCCGGCTGCGAACTTCTGATAGCTTTTCAGAACATCCCCATAAATGGTCCGGGTACAAACCAAATCCTCCACTTCGTCCGTGGAGTACTCCCCTGCCCTTTTGGAGACCCTGGAGAGATCTAATTCGCATGGCGCATAGTAGTCAAAGGGCGCCAATCGCCCCATGGCAGTCAATTCCTTTTGGGTAATGCCTTGGACCATGGAGCCGAACACATCTCCCAGAGAGCGACCGTCAAGCCGGCAGGGCGTGGCTGACAGCCCCAGAGTCCAGGTGTTGTAGTGCCGGACACATTTCTCCCAGCTCGCAGCACGGGCAAGGTGCGCTTCATCCAGGCATAAGAGAAGAGGTCTCTCATGCTGATCCAGGCGCCGTGCTTCTGTAAAAACGGACTCCACACGAATCCTGGAGGTATCAACCCCATAGGCTTCAAGAGTGGAAATGTGCTGATTCTTCAATTCGATACGGTGACACAAAAGCAAGCACTCTCCCTGCTCATGGGCGGTCAAGGTGTCTTGCATGATCTTGGCTGCCAGCGCTGTTTTTCCTCCTCCGCACGGGAGGACGGCCAAAACACGCTGATTTCCAGCCGTGAATTCTGCTTTGATCTTATCGTAAAGATCCTGCTGGTACGGCCGGAGTGTCAGCACCGTGCGTCACCCCTTTTGGGCAAAAAAAGAGCGCAGACCGGGATACCCCTGGTCTCCGCTCTGTTAGAAAGGCAATTCATCTGTGATGTCCTGTGCCGGTACCGGCTGCGTTGCCGGCTGGCTATCAGATTTTGAATCACCAAAATAGATGTTGTCGGCTACAATCTCTGCATTTCTGCGCTTGTTGCCGTCATTATCTGTCCAATCTCGCAGCTGCAATCGGCCTTCTACCACGGCCATGCGGCCCTTGCTGAAGTAATTTGCAAGGAAATCGGCCTTCTGAGCCCACGCAACGCAGTCGATGAAGTCTGTTTCACGCTCACCGGTCTGCTTATTCTTCAGGTCACGGTCACAAGCCAATGTGAAGTTGGCTACATTTGTGCCGCTTTGTGTTTGACGGAGCTCTGGATCACGAGTCAGACGCCCCATGATAACAATTTTATTTAGCATGGAAGATCCTCCTTGTAGTTGCGGATTTTTGTCAAAACCTTCTGACGCCGGCACCACTCACAGCGGCCGCACGCTTCCGGTTCTCTCTTTCCTTCTTTGATTTCCTGATATACCGGAGCCATATCCTCTACAATTCGGAGGGCTGCGTCCAGCTCAGGTTGCGGTATGTATAAAGCGGTCAGATCCGGGCTGGATTCTTTGGAGGCCCCGGCGATAACAAAAGGCTTATGACCACCTTCAAGGTGCTGATAAACCGCTCCCTGGAACTGATACCCCCAGGCATCGATCCAGTGCGCTTTACGACCCTCTGTATCGCTCCAGACGGGCATAAAATCTCTCATAACCTTTCCGTCCACGATGGCTCCAACAGAGCCAAACGGGCCTCCTATGGCTTCTCCGGCGCTCGGAAACTCTTTGATAATTGTGTCGCACTCTTCAGGGGATAATAAGCTATCGAGCTTCCCCCGGAATGGCACACCGTTTATTTCTCCGGTCAGAATGACTTGTTTTTGTCCGGATAGCAGCTGCTCCATGAGCCGGTCTTCCTTAATGCGCTGATAGATGCGCTCGGCCTGGACAAAATCGGCTTTCGGAGATCCGTCTTTCTTGAAGATCTCCGGATGCTCCAGCTGAAAGGCTTCGAAAGCCTCCGGGCCCTCCAGCTTCGTGTCCACGTACTGGCCAACCAGGAGCGCCGTTGTCATGGGACGCTCATAGTTCCCCTGAATCTCAGCCAGGGCAGCAGCTTGGCACTTCTGAAATGCTTTGAATTGACTTACAGACATCCATTTTTGGGCCGCTTCCCGGCCATAGTATGTTTCCTCTGTCAGCTTCACTCAGCATTCCCCTCCCCTGCCCGTCTTGCGGCACAAGAGGCACAGAGAGGAACGGAAAATTTCTCTTTCGTATATTGAGCCAGCGCTTCCGGAGATCTGCCGTAGGCAGCCTGAATCGGTTGGCTGCATTCTGAACAGTTCGGAACCGGATTGCTTGGCTTTGGCTTAAATGGACGGATTCGAAGGGCATCCGTAACCCCTCCAAAGGCTTTGACACGCTCGGAATAGACTTGGATCTGCGTTCCGATCCAGCGTTCTATGAATGGGGAACCGGCAAGAGCCGAAATGGATTTGCTGTTTGTGGCGTTGACGATCATTTTCCCCGGGCCGATTTTTTCTCGGTACCCGATTACCAGGCACTCTTCTTTCTTTCCATCGGCGCCAACGACTTTCTCTACTCCGGCTGAGCTGATGGTCAAAACCGGCTCCTGGCCGGGCTGCAGAGCCCAGGCTCCTAAATAGTCAGGATGTTGGGTGCTTTTCCAGTGAGTTAGCGTTTCAGACACATAGGTTGCTCCTTCCTGTTTGAAAATTCCGTAATACGGAACATCGAGACAAAATAAAAAAAGCGGGACCCGCTTCTACCTCAATGGTAAAAGTAAAGGGTCCCGCCGGTCAAGAATTTTCTGAACAAGAAACAAAAGTTTCGTTTATCCACAGTTTGGCTGTCGAACTGTGGAAAAAGTTCTTGCATTCTGCGTTAAAGTGTGCTATGATTGCATCAACAAAAAATCTGCGAGGAAAAAGAAAAAGCCCTTCGGCTGGTAACCGAGAGCTTGTTCTCTTTCACATGTTTATTACGTTATGTGATGAACACTCGCGTCTTCAAGCAGTGTTGGAAGCACTAACTTGAAGGCTGGTACCAACGCCCGGTACGGCAGCGCTTACGCTTGCGCTCTTATTTACGGATATAATATAGCATATCATAGCCGTAATGTCAAGGTTGCAATGCACAATTTTGGTGCTGTTTTACTTATGAAATCCTTTTATTACTTGATTTCTTAAGCCGTCTGGGTAGTGTACCTGGACGGCTTTTTTGTGTTCTCTTGGTACCTCGCTTGGAGAGATCCGGGCTTGATACATATAGAACTGAATAGACCAAAACAACCGCACGGGAACCATTTTTGAAAAATGGAGGCTGTGGGGGTGTAGTTAGTGCGGCCTTTTTTAAGGAATAGACGATAAAAAAGAGCCTCCTTACGAATGGTCAAAAACAGGCGCCCGGCGAATTTTTGAAAAAAGAGAAGCCGAGGGCTTACTTTAGTGCACCCTTTTTACGAAAAATATGGCCGAAAGGAGGTGGATGTGTATGTATGGATCCAGCGCAGGAACTTTATTTTCCAATGAAATAAGCGACTATAAATCCCCTATCGAATATCTGGATTATATATTTGATGGCGTCCAGGGCTTCGTGTACCGTGCGACTATCAATCCCTACTACGAACAGACCCACCACCGAGTAAGCGAGATCTGGAAGCAACCCTTTGCAGAGGTTGAGAACTGCTTTGTTTCCATGAATACATTCTTCCGCTCGGCCAATATGGAAAAGGACAGAGGCCGGGATGTAGAGCATCTGAAGCGGCTGAATGCGTGCTTTGTAGACCTTGACTATTACAAGCAAGGATTAAAACAGAGCGAGGTCATGGAGAAAGTGCATCTTCTGATTGAAGAAGGTACTATCCCTCAACCCTCTATCATCATGAATTCCGGACAGGGCATCTATCTGATCTGGAAGTTACGGAACGAGGATAAGAAGGCTCTGCCCCGCTGGCAGCGTGTACAGAATTACTTTATTGACATCATGCGGGACCTGGGAGCTGATAAGAACTGCGCCGATGCGGCCAGAGTACTCCGTGTGCCCGGTTCCATCAATGGCAAATGTGACCGAGAGGTTGGCATAATTGAATTCCAGGATGAAACCTACACGCTCCATCAGCTCATCAAGGATTATAATGTCCCGGTGATTCAGAAAGACAAGAAAAAGACAGGACCGGTCTACCCATACGGCCATGCTACAGAGCGTCAGCGCAAGTTTGTCCGGGATCTGGCTGCGAAGCTGGGATTAAATGAGCAGGACTATCCGAATTTTGAGAGTTTCGAAGAGACTGCCGATTGGATTCAGACCCATGCGGCTCTGGCTGGCGTTCAGAGGGGCCATTCTTACAAGAAGGGACAAATACTCTACCTCGCAGAATTTAAGGCTGTGCGGGGCTGGCTGGGCAACGTGTGCGCTGATCTCCGGAAGCTCTTCTCCATGAGAAAGGGAGAGGATTGCTGCCGGGAAATCGGACTGTTCATGTATCGCTATTTCCTCCGGGAAATGAAAGTAAGTGAAGAAGAGGCGTTGGCAAAAATGTTAGAGTTCAACGCTTCTTTGGACTGCCCTTATGATGAGTCATTCATCATTCAAGCAACCGCAAGCGCAGATCGCCGGGTCAAGACCGGTCTGCCTTACCGTTATTCCCGCAAAACCATCATAGAGAAACTAGATGTAAAGCCGGAAGAATTGGCTCTCCTGCCCTGCCTGGGGGTCTCTGAAGCCAACCGTAAGGAGAGAAAGAGAGAGAGCAATAAGAAAGCATATCAGAGCCGCCTTGCCGCTGAAGGCAAAGTGGCCAAGCAGGATGCCATTCAGGAGCGCAGAGCTGCCATCCTGGCTTTACAGGAGCAAGGCAAAACTGCCGCAGAAATCCAGAACGAGCTTCAGATCAGCAAGGCCACTTACCATAGGGATATTGCCGCTATAAAGGCCCAGAAGGTCGTAGAAGCCGTTCAGCTCACCATCGAAGATATGGTGGAGGATGTTGCGAATACCGTGGAGAAAGTAACCCATGCTGTACAGACCGCCAAAAAAATTGGCATCCGTGCGGCTATTCGGGCTGCCCAAAAGTGGGTGTCTCAAAAATTCAGCCCTCCTATTGTAGAGAGAACAGCTTTAGCTGTTCCGCAGTACATACCTAGAGTAGGAGGATATATAGAGTGGCAAGGAATTCTCCGTTCTGGAGATAGAGCCGGGGAAGATCCGGACGGGGCCTCTCCCCTATCCTGCCCCAAAAAATAAATAAATATATCTCTATCATCAGGAACGTGGGAGCCGGCCGGTCCCGATGAGTGAGCTCGGTTGTCCATCAGGTGTTGTCCAAGGGATTTCCATACCCTTGTGGTGTGGGAATCCCGGCAGACTTCTCCATAGGCAGCGCCTGTGGTGAAGTCTGTGGTCAACCCTGTGGTCAACCATGGTTAGGGGCTGCCGGCTTGGTGGTGTGTGCGGAAACCATGAAGATTTGGAACATGGTGCTAAATCTTCCTACACATCATTATACACATAAACATACACATAAAATTTTTCAAAACCTATTGACAAATGCTCCCAAATGGTGTATATTATCATTATACACATAAACATACACATAAACATCAATATACACATAGGAGGTATTACCAATGGCTGAGATTATCGCTGTGGCGAATCAGAAAGGCGGTATCGGCAAGACCACTACGGCTCTGGCTATGACCGATATTCTGAATTCCCGTGGCAAGAAAACCCTGTACGTGGATCTGGACCCCCAGACCAACGGTACTGACAACTTCCGTGCTAAGATCGATGGCGTAGGCACCTTATATGACCTTCTGATCTCCGGAGATACGGATGTGATTCAGACTACCGAGCGTGGAGATATCATTGCCGGTGACCCGCAGCTGAAGGATGCTGCAAAGCTGCTGGATGGCGTGAGTGCTTCCTTCAGGCTCCGGAAGGGGCTGGCTTCTATTGCTGGTGCCTATGATTACATCATTTTGGACACCCCCCCTGCCCTCTCGGTCTTGCTCACGAATGCTTTGACCGCTGCGAACAAAGTAATCATTCCGTTGACCTCTGACCGATTCGGACTGCAAGGCTTGGTACAGCTGCATGACACCATCGAGGATGTCAAAGAGTACACCAATCCCAATCTGACGGTAGACGGTCTGCTTCTGGTTAAATACGCTGGCCGGACGAATCTGGCCAAGGGGATTACCGAAAGTCTTCCGGAATATGCGAAGATGTTCGGAACCCGAGTGTATGAGACGAAGATCCGAGAGTCTATCGCAACGAGAGAGGCCCAAGTGACTCAGAAATCTCTGATTGCCTGGGCAAGAACGAGCACTACCAGCCAGGACTACTTCGCTTTCGTGGATGAGTTCCTGGGACTTTGATAGGAGGTAAATTCAAATGGCTAAGAATTCAAAACCCACCAATGCTTTCGGAGTGGATCCGGAGAGCTTCAATGAGAGCCGGCGCCGGGGCGGTTCGGAAGGTTCCGAAATCGTCAGAACCGACAGTATGAAGGAGCCGAAGGCCAGAGAGCGCAAGGACAAGCGCATTCAGATCTTGACCTACGAGAGCCTTATCAACCGCATGGACGCTTATGCCCAGCGCCAGGGAGTCAGCCGTGCGGAGGTTTTCGAAGCTGCTGTTACGGCATTCCTGGACAATTTTGACGCTTGATGTGCTACACATCATTATACACATACACATAAACATCAGCATAAAAAACGCCCCGGCCAGAGTTGCGACCTCCGACCAGGGCTACCCCGCCGATCTGTTGTAAAGGGAAACACGGCAGGGCGAGACTATTATAATGCCCTGCCTTGATATTTTCAAGGAGGAATACATATGTCAAACGCAACAATTATCAATCGCCTGGAAGAACTCTCCGCAGCATGGAAGGCTCAGTTCGATAACCCGCCTGAGCTGCCTTTGAACTGGAGTCTGGATGAAGGTCTTTTCCTGATGCTGAATGGCGAGTTCGTGGCTGCTGTAAAGGCAATCGATTTGGAGGGTCTGTCCTTTGATGTCGAGAGCTTGCGCCTGGATATGACGAACGGCAGCTATGTGGTTATCGAGATCGATTGGCCCTATGAAGGAAAGGCCAGGATCTCCGAAATCGTTTCGCACAAAGTTATTGCCCCGAAAGAAGGGGAATGACAGCTTCACTCCGAAGGTGCGGCCGGCTGGCGCCGGTGTGAAAGGGGGAAGCTGAATCTTATCGAAGGAGAAAGCGCTATGAGACGTAGATTTGTAAACGGCGTAAGGTTTCGGTCTGCTCAGAATGAAAAGGGCGAATGGTTTGCCGTTGGAATTACGTTTTTCAAGAACATTAACCTTTGGCACATTGTTCCTGGTGCGGTGAGACTATATACCTTCAGAAGTGTTGAGGGGAAATATGATATTACAACCTTCTGGCACGAGAAACTGTGCCGAGAGCTCCTGAAGGATCTGATGTCTCCCAAGCCGAGCGTGGAGGTATTGCGATTTGCTGTGAATGGGCAACTCGTATTTGCTCAGGAAGATGTTGAAACAGATAAGCCGCTGCCTAGAACTCCGGAGCCTCTGACCGAAGAAGAAGTGGTGCAGATGATCGAGCGTGAGAAAGCACACTGGGAAGAGATGAAGATGTTCGAAGGGCCGGCACCCTACATTGTCTACGGCACACACCCCCGCAACCGCAAGGAATATGCGTGGAAGCTGTTCCCGAACCGGAAAGGCCGGGAGAGCGTTAAGCCGGGTGATTTCGTTATGGTTATGACGGATCAGGGCGTTAAGAAAATCAAGGTTACCCGGGTTGAAGAAGCTGGAGATACTGAGCAGCCTTCTAAGTGGGTGATCCATAAAGTTGCCCCGAGAAAACCCTACGGAAAGAGACACCGGAAGCCGGAAGAGCCGGCCGAATCGGAAGAATAACCGCCATCATTTAAGCTCTCGTGGAGATTTTCCACGGGGGCTTTTCTTATCTCCGAAGAAATATTTTCTCTCCTCTCCCCTATTTCGACAGGTTTTTCAGAAAACACGATGTAATATGACGGTGCAACAAAGGAGGTATGCACCATGAAAATTACATTTCTTGAACACTTGAAGATACATAGAGTGCTCCGGAGCCTGGCAGCCAAGGATGGGATCTCCGTTCTGGAAGTTCGGCTCTCCATCCAGCAGTCTATCGATGAAGCGTGGGCACTGTCACGCAGCGACCCAGCCGCAAAAGCGCATTGGGACAAGCTCTTCCCGGATGGGAAGAAGCCGAGCGTAGATGCTTTTATCTGCCGGCTCGGACAGGAGATGTCTGCCGGTAATAACCCACCGTACCTACTTAAGTAATTCCGGGCACTACTTACGTATATGGTAAAAAATCAGAATTTTCAGAATTTAATATTGATTTCCCTCTTTTACATGGTATAATGATTGTGTACTTTTGGTGCGACAAATACCAGATGCACAATGCCCGGCACCCGTAGACGGTACGGACCGAAAGGGGATTGCATCACCAATGGTTATAAGGTGCTGACGCCTGACCAGGGCGGCCAACCCAGCCGGTACCGGGACGCCGGTATCCTCGCAGAGCTGGAGGAACACGGTCAAAAGCAAGATCCGGATGCCTGACGCACGGGACATCCGAGGGTGAGAACATCTGAGCACACCCGCTTACTTTCATTTTGGAAGTAGGTGGAGTGTGCTCTTTTTGTTTTATCCTCCACCCTACACATCATTATACACATAAACATACACATAAACACAAAGGAGAAAACAACTATGGGTAGACCGAAAATGGATCCCACAAAGAAGCCTGATCCTCGCATCAACATTGCCTTCTACGATGATAACCTGGTATTCCTGCGTCATGCTGCATGGAAAAACCATATGAGCATCACCCAGTATGTCAATCAGCTGGTCACGAAGGACAAGGCGAACTATGCGCCGGAGGAATGGCAGGAACAAGAAGGGGAGGGCGCCAATGTTTGATATTAAGAGAGCCCGGAACAACTTTAACGGTTTCAGGGCGACCATGACTGAAGCGGAATTCGATGGCTTTATGTATGTGCTGGAAGCAGCGGCGAGCCAGTATGAAGAAGCGGGGATCAAACAGGCTGAATATTGCGGAGATCTCATTCGCACTTTGACAGAGCTGGCATACTTTGACCCCGAAAAGCGGGAAGTTCATATCATGCTGAATTATGGTGAGCTCGCAGTTTTCACCCGGGCGCTTTATGATGTTATGCTTCCCGGGTTCCGGCCGGATTCTGACCGCAGCTTTGCAAAGCGCCTGGAGAAGCCTGAGACAAAGATCTGGAAGAACAGACAGCCAACAGAAAAATAAGATTGTGTCCGTTTTATTGGACTGTTAGTGTAGTATGCTATTCCTGTGAGAATGGGTTTCTACACATCATTATACACATACACATAAACATCAACATAAGAGGAGGAAAACAATATGCCTGAAGAAAGGGATGCTGCCGGCGAGTTTGCCCAGGCCGTGATGGAAGCCGGCATTGACGCAGCTAACCAATTTACGGATAACCTTATTCGTACTACAACCCCGCCAAGAAAACCGAGTCTGGCAGATCAGATGGCCAGGGCTGAGAAAAAGCGCCTGGAACAGCTGGAAAGCCAAAGACTAAAACAGCAACAGCAGGGGATTGGTCTTGGTGGGATTAAGCCGGGTGGCCACAGTGGCCCTAGCTTTCCTGGCTTCGGTGAAAGATAAGGAGGTTGTGATATGAAGCGTTCTGAAATTATTCCCGCCCTGGAGGCGCTGACGGCTTCCTGGAAGGCTCAATACGGTACCGGTGTTGTTTCCTTTGCATGGAGCTTATCGAATGATCCGGAGCCGTGGGTGAAGCTGAACGGGCAATATCTGTTCCGAGCCTGTAAGTTCGATGATGTTCCTTTGGAGGAAGCTCGCAACCGGGAGCTCTGGGAGTCTGAGCCGGGCTTTGCCTTCCTGGACTATGAAGAACAAGTTTTGTATGTTGGACCGGTTGATATTTACATCAGCAGCTACAACGGGGCGAAATCTCTGACTGCTATTTTCAAAATCCCGAACCCGGCAAATCCGGAGGATGCCGACTTCTCTAGGCAGCTTGGACAGGAGCCGGTGCCCATGAGAGAGGAATGCTTGGATTGCTGCAAGTATGGCCGGCGCCGGTGCGCAGGAAGACCTATCACCGCTTTCCCGGATCTCCCGGAGGGTGAAAAGCCGAAATGCTATGAAGAATGCCCGGACGAATGCCCTTATGAAGGGGAGTGTCCTTCTCTGCATAACTATCCTCCGGACGAATTTTTGGATGGATTGTTGGATTCTGAAAATTGATTTGGAAATTCAAGCGAAAATCCGGTATCTATAGGGTAGAAGAATTTTTGAAAGGAGCGTTTTAGCTATGCCAGAAGAAAGACAATCCTTCTTTGAGAGGATGAGAGACCTGTTCCGTCTGAGGGATAGGGAATTTGAAAAGCGGCTTTTGGAGCACGCTGCAACCGCTGATCCGGAATGGCTGCGGAAAATGTACAAAGAATATGAGCACTCCAGCATTGGCGCCGGCATTAAGGCTGCCATTGTGCAGAGTCCGAATATGCCCCAGGATGTTGTAGCTCAGGCATTGCGGTCCGGTGACGGTCAGATGCGAGCTTATGCAGCTCTGCGGTCGGACACCCCGGAGCAGACCAGAAATGTCATTGCGTTGGGTCCGAACCTGACTGTCCGGCGAATCATGAAGAAGGAAATGGGCGATAACTTCCCGAAGCGCTCTGATGTCTTCCCCCGGGCCCGTAATCCCCGGGATAAGTTCGATGATAGACTTCTGGAGGGACAGCCGGAAGTGCTGGCCAATTTCGTGCGGAACTTCCAGCCGGAGAATGAGCAGCAGCGAGCCACCTTCAATTAC